ACACAAACTACATAGGAGACAAAATGCCAACGACAATCATCACTGGTCGCGATTTAGTCGTGACCATTGCAACAGTTAATTACGACGCACAGGCGACCAGCGCAACTCTTGCGAACAGCCCAACCGTCGAGACATACCAAACACTAGACGGCAAGGCTTACAAGCACATTGACGATCAGTGGACTTTTGACATTTCAATGCTTGCTGACTGGGGCGCAACAGGTTCACTTTGCGAGGCACTTTGGACAGCTTGCGAAACAGCACCAAACACAACGCTGGCAGTTTCAATGACAGCGGTTACAGGTGCAGTCTTTGCATTTAACGTAATGCCAGTGTTTCCAAGCGTCGGCGGTGCTGCACCAGATGCACAGACCGTTGACCTATCATTTGTCGTAGTGGGAACACCTACTGAGACATTTAGCTAAAAACTACTAATCGGGAGACAAAATGAAACTACCAATCACAATTGAATACACAAACGGCGATCAGATTACTTACACAGCTGCACCGCCAGAGTGGGTCAAATGGGAGAAGCACACAGGACACACAATTGCTCAGGCACAGGAAAAGATCGGTATCTCTGATCTTGTATTTCTTGCCTATCACGCTATGAAGCGTGAAGCAGCTGGAAAGCCTGTTAAGCCTCTTGACATTTGGACAGAAGGTATTGCTGAGGTAATCGTAGGTGAGGCAAACCCAAAAGCTACGCCGTCGGAAGCCTTAGCAGAATAATTTGGGAGGTAGCTCTGGCGACAGGGCTACACCCAGATGTTTTTGAGACAGCCGAGGACATTTTAACCGTGATCGAGATTTTGGAAAGGCGCGCAAATGGCTAAGGACGCAATCAGCTATGACAAGGCTGAGCTGCGCGCCATTGTGCGATCTTTCAAGGCAATGGACGACGAGGCGTTGTCACAAGCCAAAGAGGCAACCTCAGCTCTAGCCACTTATGTGCAGGGCAAAATCAAATCGGCAGCTAGTACCAAAACGCGCAACCTTGTTGACAACCGCGTTGCTGACGGCTCAAAGGTCTCCAAATCATCAAAAATTGGTGAGATCAGTTTTGGTTATGCCTCACAAAAATTAAGCGGTGGCGCAAGCACTCAACAAATTTGGGGCGGCGTTGAGTTTGGGTCAAACAAATACAAGCAGTTCCCAGTGTGGTCAGGTCGCGAAGGTCGAGGGTCACGCGGTTGGTTTATCTATCCAACATTGCGAGCTGCGCAACCTGAGATCATTAAGCAGTGGGAACAGTCATTTAACAAAATAGTTAAGAGGTACAACTAATGGCTGGAAGTCGTACCCTTAAACTTTCCATACTTGGAGACGTTGACAACCTCAATAAATCGCTTAAAGCAGCCAGTCAAGATGTTGACTCTTTTGGCGACAAAATGGGCAAGGTCGGCAAAATGGTTGGCGCGGCTTTTGCAGCTGCTGCCGCTGCCGCTGGTGCTTACGCAATCAAAATTGGCGTTGAAGGCGTCAAGGCTGCAATCGAGGACGAGAAGGCACAGACGCAGCTTGCTGTTGCCTTAGAAAACGCCACAGGGGCTACAAAGGCACAAATTGCTGCTACTGAGCAATCAATCTTGCAAATGTCTTTGGCGACTGGTGTGGCAGATGATGAGCTGCGCCCAGCTTTGGGACGGTTGGTCAGATCAACCTCAGATACAGAGAAGGCACAGCAATTACTCGCAACAGCTTTAGACATAAGCGCAGCCACAGGCAAGCCGCTGGAAAGCGTTGCAAATGCTTTGGGCAAGGCTTATGACGGCAATACAGCATCACTGGGCAAACTAGGCATTGGCTTGTCAGCTGCTGAATTAAAGACCATGAATTTCACACAGGTGCAAGGCAAATTGTCAGACCTGTTTGGTGGCGCAGCATCTCGTAACGCTGACACTTACGCAGGGCGCATTGCTCGCATGCAAATTGCATTTGATGAGGCTAAAGAAACAATTGGTTTTGCGCTGTTGCCAATCCTTGAAAAGCTTATGGGTTTTATCAATAACAATGCTTTGCCAATCATTAACGCATTTAGCGGTGCTTTTAGCCTCAACGGCAATGGTCTTGGTGGTGTTATCACAACACTTGGCAACATCATCACTAGCGTATTTACGCCGATCATCAATGGCATGATTAAAGCGTTTGGGTATGTTCGAGATGCAATCGGTGACAACCTTGACACTTTCAAGGAATTTGGGGCGTTGATCGCAACCTATGTTGCACCAGTCATAGGCACAGTTTTGGGCGGTGCATTACAGGTAGCAGGCAAAATCGCAGGCGGTGTTATTGACGTCATTGCTGGTGTTGTCAAAATTCTCAACGGCTTAATTTCAGGTGCGGTTGCAGGTATCAATGCTTTAATTTCTGCCTATAACGCAATACCGTTTTTGCCAAACGTCAGCAAGATTTCAACACCAACGGTTAGCGTGCCAACAATTAAGACACCAACAGTGCCAACAACAGCGACGACTATTCCAAAAATTTCAGCACCGTCAGGCGGTGGCGCAACGACCACGTCAAGCGGTGGCGGTGTTTCAACAGCTGCAAAAGTGGCTGCGACCGCTGCCGCTGCGACGACTGGTTTCATAGGTTCAGCTGAGTCTCGCGGGTTGTCAGATAGAGCAAATTCTGAGCGTCTTGGTTTAGGTACAACAATTAACCTGACCGTGACTGGGGCTTTTGATAAGGAAGGCACAGCACGCACAATCGTTGACACATTAAACAACAGCTACTATCGCGGCACAGGCGGCGCAACTAACCTGCAAATAGCATGACCCAGTGGACGCCAGTTTGGCTGGTAGAGATCGACGGCGTTTCTTACACTGACGCCGTTTTGGCTAACCTAACAATCAGGTCAGGTCGCACAAACATTTACGAGCAAGCCCAAGCAGGTTACGTCAATTTGCAGCTGCTAGACGTTAATCAGGCGACCATACCTGTCAACATCAACAGCACCATTTCAGTGCAGGTGCAGGACACATCAAGCTCATACGTTCCAATCTTTGGTGGCACAGTCGTTGACATTGCCGTTGAGGTGCGCGACGTAGGCAGCACAATGTTCACCCAGACATACAGCATCACAGCACTTGGCGCGTTGTCTCGTTTGCCAAAGGCGTTGACAAATGGCGTGCTGTCTAAAGATTTTGACGGCGATCAAATCTGGGAAATTTTGTCAGACTTATTGCTTAACACTTGGGCAGAAGTCCCAGCAGCTGAAACGTGGGCAGATTATGACCCAACAACAACATGGGCAACAGCAGAAAACGTTGGGCTGGGTGAGATCGACCGCCCTGGTGATTATGAGTTAGCTGCTAGGTCTAGTGAGCGCACAGACGTTTATTCTTTGGTATCAAAGCTTGCAACGTCAGGTCTTGGCTACATTTACGAGGACGCATTTGGGCGCATTTCTTACGCTGATGCAACACACCGCAGTTTGTACCTGTCAAACAATGGTTATGTACAGCTGACAGCCAACCAAGCACGCGCAGCTGGTTTGCGCGTTGAAACAAGGGCAGGCGACGTACGCAATAACCTGACTATCCAATACGGTGCAACCAGCAGTGCAGAGCAAAGTGCCAGCGACGCCGACTCGATTTTGCAATACGGCACGTTGTCTCAGATCATTTCGACAACCTTGCACAACTCAGCTGATGCAACCCAGCAAGCCAATTTTTACCTTGCATTGCGCAAAACACCGCAAGCAATTTTTAGTGAGATCACGTTTGACCTGACAAACCCAGAGCTAGACGACAGCGACCGTGACAACCTCATTGGCGTGTTTATGGGTGAGGCATTGGCAATCAATGACCTACCAGCAAACATGGGCGGTATCTTTCAGGGCTTTGTTGAGGGCTGGTCATTTCAGGCGTCATACAACCAACTCTCGATCACTCTTAACATTTCACCAGTGGCTTACTCATTGCAGGCTTTGCAATGGGACGAAATCTCAGCTGCATTTACTTGGTCGGGCGTGTCGCCAACACTCGACTGGGCGCGTGCAACAATAGTGGTCTGATAAGGAGACAACATGGCAAACCCAACAACAAACTTTGGCTGGCAAATGCCAACCTCAACCGATTTAGTCACAGACTTACCAGCAGACTTTGAGGTCTTTGGGCAAGCTGTTGACACGGCATTGGTTGATCTTAAAGGTGGCACAACAGGTCAGGTCTTGTCTAAGGCGTCAAACACCAACATGGATTTCACATGGGTGACAACTGACGACGCAAATGCAATTCAAAATGCGATTGTTGACGCAAAAGGCGATCTCATTGCAGCGAGTGCGGCTGATACACCTGCTCGCTTAGCAGTAGGCGCAAATAACACAAAACTGGTTGCTGCTTCAGGTGAAGCAACAGGATTAAAATACGTTGGTTTTCAAGGTGCTTCAGTTTGGAAATCTGCAAACCAAAACCTTACTTCCGCAAGTCAAACTACATTGACTTTCGATACAGAAGTTTTTGATACAGACGGATTTCACAATAATGTTACAAATAATTCACGATTAACGATTCCAACTGGTATGTCTGGAAAATATTTAGTAACTGTGAAAGGTGATTTTTCATCAAACGCGTCAGGTCAAAGAGTTGTTTATCATCTTGTTGATGGCACTTTGGTCAATTTTGCTTCGTCAGCCGTCAATTCAGCCTCTCATGGTTCTTACGTTTCATTATCGGCTGTCTATCAATTAACTGCTGGGCAGTATGTCGAAATGGCTCTGTATCAAGATTCGGGTTCAACATTGACAACTACTGGTACGGCTTACTATTACACAAACATGCAAATTACATACTTGGGGGCATAAATGACTATTTATGACACAATTTTGGAAACTTATACAGAATTGACAACGGCAGATTTTAATCCTATTAGTGGTTCAATTTTGCTTAAAGACGACGGTGACGGAATTGTTTATCTTGCAAAATGGGAATACGCAAAGCCAATTCCTGAAGGAATGAAACTCGGCAAATGACTTACCCACAAGGCACAAATGCACGACTGATCGAGGTTGCAACGGCTGAAGTCGGCACAATTGAAGAAGGCGACAATCTGACAAAGTACGGCAAATTTACAAAGGCAGACGGTTTGCCGTGGTGTGGTTCATTTGTCAATTGGTGTGCAAATCAAGCTGGCGTCAAAATCCACAGCGTTGTTGGCACAGCTGTTGGCGCACATAAATTTAAGGAAATGCAACGCTGGTCAACTATGCCTCAGCTTGGCTACTTGGCTTTCATGGACTTTCCACATGACGGCGTAGATCGCATTTCACACATTGGCATTGTTGTCGGACTCATTGACACAAAAACATGTTTGACCATTGAAGGCAATACGTCTGGGACAGGCGATCAACGCAATGGTGGCATGGTTATGGTCAAGGTCAGATCGTACGGAGAGGGCAAGGAGATCGTTGGTTTTGGCATACCTAAATTTGTGCCATACAAGGGCGAATTTCCTCAAGTAGATGCACCAGCTGCAAAAGCAGCCGCAGTCAAAAAGGAGAGCAAAAAATGGAACAAGCAAAAGCCGTAGCAGCCTCATGGGCGCGCTCATTTCTAGCAGCTGCACTTGCCCTATACATGGCAGGTGTGACTGACCCAAAGACATTGGCAATGGCAGGGGCAGCAGCTGTTGCACCAGTGATCTTGCGCTGGCTTAATCCAAATGACAAAAGTTTTGGCAACTTGGGGAAGTAGCCAGAAACTTGCGGCGGCAGGGTTGGTTTGGGCACTTGCACTAATCCTGTCCGCTTGCGGGTATCAAGGCTGGACGCGCTATGAGTGTCAAGAATTCGACAACTGGTCAAAAGCGGAGTGTCAGAAACCGCAATGCCTCCCAACTGGAACATGCACTGACGACCTACTTGGCATTGACCCGTGATAAGCCAGCACGACGCAAATCGCCAGAGGAAATACACGCGCAACTAATCCTGATTATTGGGGCAACACTAGCTGCGGTGTTTTTGGTTGTAACCGTTGGCATTACCTATGCACTGATCTTTGTCACACAGCCAATTGGGGCACAAGCACCCAATGACGCTGCATTTATTGATTTGCTTAAAACACTTGCGATCTTTCTTACAGGTTCGCTAGGTGGTGTGCTGGCTGGCAATGGACTCAAATCTAAGCAAAAGCCACAGGACACGCCGACAAACACGCAAGGTTCTTGACCGCGCGCCAATCATGCGTCACCCTGAGTTCAGGTGGTAACACTTACCGCCTAGAAATCGGGAGAATTCTAAATGGTACTTGATCTATTAGACCCAGAGACTTTGGGTCGTTTGGTTGGCGTAATCTTTCTTATGGTGCTTGGCGGTGCAGCTGGTTATGCCAAAGGCTTTAAGGAAGGCAAGCGAGAAGGCATGGCACGCCGTAAGGCGATTAGCCGTCACATCTCAAACAAGGTGGCTGACTAATGGCATTTCTTGATAACTACGAGGGCAACAAAGAGCGCACAGATCGCTGGATAGCAACATACCCAGAGGGTCGTTTGCAGGCACACATTGTCGAGTTCAATGCTGAAAAAGGCTACATACTCGTGCAGGCTAAGGCTTGGCGCAATCAGTCAGAGATCGAGCCAGCAGGCATTGATTACGCGTACGGTTTTATTGCAGCTTACAACCCAAACATGAAACGTTGGTTTGTTGAGGACACAACGACCTCAGCTTTAATGCGCGTCATGGCGTTGGTCATGGGTGGAACAGAAAAGGCAACCCGCGAAACAATGGAACAGGTTGAGAAGCTATCCACAAAGATCGCCACAGCTGATGTCAAGGCTGATTATGACTATTGGACAACAAAGCACGGTGACGTGCCTAGTTACGCCACAGCAGCAGAAGCCGAGCAATCAGGCATACCGTCTCTAGGTTCATCAATTGACGAGATCGCAAATCAATTGGGCGGACAACTGGTCGAGGAGAAGCCACGCTGCGAACATGGCACGCGCGTCTGGAAAACAGGCGAGTCAGCCAAAACTGGTAAAGCCTGGGGCGGGTATTTCTGCACCGAGAAAGCCAAAGCAAACCAGTGTGAGCCTGTTTGGTATCAACTAG